TCAATTAAGTATAGATAGTAGTATATCTCAATCTGATATAGATCAAGTTTCTTCTGATTATAGTGCTAACAATGATGATTTAAGCAGTCAGATTGATAGCCTATATAGTTTAGTTACTCTATTAAATACTCAAATAGGAGAGATACAGTCTGGTAATACAGGAGTAAACCCTTTAAATGTAAATAAGTGGTTAATGACTTTAACTGGTGGTGTACCAGTATTGAGTAACGATGAACTTTATCCGAATTCTAATCTAACAAAAAGACTAAAGATAACAAATACAGATGGGTGGTCTTTAGGTGGTGATGAAGAGGTTGAGTTAGAATTAATTAACGTTCAAGGTCTAACTTATAAATATTTTAGAAAAAATAATGATGTATCTAATTCTGCTCAACAAGAGTTAGCTTATTTTGTAAGAAATGCAAACGAAGATGCTAATAGAGCATATTATGATAGCTTCCTTAATGATCCTCAAGGTAATTTTATAAGTCCTGGAGCTTTAATTGACATACCGTTTTTTAATGAAATTGGACTTGCAACTTATTTAACAGTTAAAATACTAAATCAAGACTTTGGAGAATTGCTTGATGAAAATGGTGTTATAATTAATAAAGGTAGTACTCCTATGTCTGAGGTTTCAGAGTATGTTATAGGTCAAACAGGAGAAACTAATGGTCTTCAGGTAGAGTTTTCATCTACGATTAGTGGCTGGGAGTTTGAGGTTGTAGATCAAGATGAAAATAGTACTTCTTTAGATTCTTCACAACAATCAGTAACATTGTTTCAAGACAATTCTAGAGAATATACTTGGAATACTACTACTGGAAATAACATTCCTTCTGCTCCAGGTGGTATAAATTACCAACTTCACTTTGAAAATGTAGAGCAAATTGACTTAGGTGATGGTGAAGAAACAGTGGAGGGCACTAATCAAAGAAGTTTAAGGGGTTCTGTTGAGAGTTTTGTAGATCAAGCCACTACAGATAGTTATTCTATGAGTGACGTTGAAGATATTGATGACCTTATTTACCCTTCTGTAAAATCAGATATTATAGTAAGAAAGTCTACAGATGCACCTCCTAATTTAACTAACTACATTTCAGGTGCTAAAAAATATATAACAAACACTTTACTTCAAAGAACTAGTGTTAGGTCTAATCTAAGTTCTAAATACAAATGTATAGGTACTTACGAAGATAAACCTAAGAGCTGCATTTATTATTTTATAAATGATACATCTTATAATAATTATGATTCTATATTAGAATATAGTCTTATAGATGATAAGGTTAGGACTGTGTATCAAGATGGTCGAGTAGGTAGTAATGGTTTAGTTGATAACATACTAAACTTCAGTAACAACAAGGCTATTACAGGGGTAAATAAGATAGATGACATACTTTACTGGACAGACAACCTTAATAGACCTAGAAAAATTAATGTTGAGTTAGCTAAGAAAAACGAGGTCAATATAGATAACGCTGTTAAGTTTGAAGAGATTTACTATAATGGTAACTCTAGTTCTGCGTTTTTAACTTATGAAAGCATAAATAATAAATTTAATATTGGAGATGTAATATACACTCAAGCTAGTTATGAAGGTGTAACATCATACAATGGCTATGCTGAGGTTACTGGTATTGTTAGAAAGATGCCTGATAATATTACCTTTAATGTCAATAGTACAGATCAAGTTACAGTTAGTGCTGAATTATCAAATAGTGAATTATCTCCTGGAGAGTACATTGGTGTATTAGATAGTAATGACTTTCCTAGATATTATCGTGTTGAAAGCATAAGTGAAACTACTATAACTACAGTTCAACCTGTAACATTTACACTTAACAATGCTAAACCTTTACAGCTACCTGATGGTAATCATACATCTGCTTTAATAACTAACTGTCCTTTCCTTGAGAGCTTTACGGAGCTACCTGGTATAATGATGTTTGCAGATCCAAAGGATGCTTACTCACCATTAATAAGCTATGGTAACTACGAGGATAAGATGCGTTACTTAGATGTTGTTAAACATCAACCTAATAACAGACCTGTTATTAATCCTAGTCATGACGAAGGCTACGCACACAATAATATACTAGATAACTTATTTCAGTTTAAGTATAGATATATACACTGTGATAATGAGAATACTTCTTATAGTGGTATATCTAATATATATATAGATCCTGAGTTTGCTAGAAATACACCATTAAAGTTTTCTGAATATAATAAAACAGCTAATAATCTTGGTGTAGGTTATGTAGATGCTATATCAGACGTTAAAAAGATAGAGATTGTAGCTAGGAAGGGTAACAATGGGGAGTTCTTTTTAGTAGAGACAGTTCAGAATAACTTTATTAAGTACCTAAAGATTAGAAAGAATGAATTAATATCTTCTGCAGACAGTGGTTTAAACCCTGCTGATTATCATTTTAACGTAGATAGATCCTCAATTAACTTTAAAAACAATGGTGTATATCCATTTATAGATAAGGCTGAGTCAGACAAGTTATTTGATGCTGTACCTAAGTTAGCTAAAGCTCAAACTATAATATCTGATAATAGGTTAACTTATGGTAACGTACTAGAGGGTTACGACAACACACCTTTAGTTGTTAAGAGTATTTTTGAAACCGACAATAAACCTAAGATTGAGACTACAGACTCTGGTCTTTTGGTTTACGCAAGCACAGGTACTAACTATTTATTAGAGAGCTTAGCTACTGGTAATAACTCAATTGCTGAAAGCTCTAAATTGTGTTTAGCTATAAGTAATGAAGTTGGTGGAAACAAATGGAAACCAGGTGGAAATAAAAATTGTAATGTTAATTTTTATTTAGAACTAAATGGCTTAGATCTTAATGATGAAAACTCTCAGTCTTTAAATTTAGACTTAGGATTTTCTATTGGTAGAAAAGCAGCTTTAGCTGCAGGAGGCAAAACAAAGTATAGAACTGCTAAAATTAACATGAATATTGATATTACTGGGTTAACTACTGTAAATCAAATATCTAATAAGATTATTCAAAATTTTGATTCTGGTAACTATCAGGGTGGTTTAGACGCTGGTGATGGTGCTAATTCTAATTTTAGTAGTTTAAATGACAATGATGGATATATAGAGTTAACTTCAATAGGTTCTAGGATTAAAATAAATTTTCATTTTCACGATAATGAAGAAATTGATACAGTAGGGGCTCTTTGGGCAGCCGACAATGATGGATGGCAAAAAGCTGATATTATTGTTGACGCTAAATTCCTTAGTGGAGCTCCTGGTATTAGTTCGTTTAAAACAGGTGCATTCCATGACTTTGGTATAGCTTACTTTGACGAGACTAACAGGTGTTCTTTTGTAAATACAGCTCCTGATTTTGGGAAAAGAGTAAAACTTCAAGATAAGTTTGATGATGAATTTGTTCTTGAAGAGTTAAATGGTACTAGAGTTTATAATAAGTTTCCTACAGAGGGTGGACCTGAATTAGGTCAATCTTCAGAGGTTAAATTTGAAGTATACAATAGACCACCAATTTGGGCTACAAGCTATCAGTTTGTTTACGCAGGTAATACCTCTGTAGATGAGTTTATGCAAGTAACTATACCACACGTAATACCTGGCTCAGGAGGTGGAGATACTCAGATGTACTTGAGTCTTCAATCATTAAAGAGTCACAAATCTAGCTATACAGAATCTACATCATCATTAGTTGATTTTGATATTGCAGATGGTGATAGGATTAGATTTGTTAGTTGTAAGATAGGTAACGAAAGAAAACGATTTACTACGTACTTAGACTTTGAAATTACAGGGTTTGATGTTTACCAATCTGATACACCTGCAGGTGAAGATACTCAACCTATTGCTACAGGGGCTGGTGAAGGTGGATTCTATATAACCATACCTAATCCTGGTAGTGATGCAGTCGCACTAGATGGTGGTGGAGAAGTAAGTCTAAATCACTCTGGGTTCTCTTTAAATGGTAGTGGGTATGACTTATTGATAGCAGAGATATATAGACCTAGAAAAACTCAGAGTCCTGAGAATTTAGTATATTATGAGATTGGTGATAGGTATCAAATAGGAAATGCTGGAGAGGGCTCAAGGTATCACGATGGTGACACTGCTCAAGGCACTATATTCTTTACAGATAAAGATGTAAATACAGAGGTTTGTTTACAACCTGCTGTAGTAACATTGAACTCTGGTGATGTTTACATGAAGGCTAGAACGATGTTTACCATAATAAATGGTAGTACGTTTGAGAGTTTTGCATGTGAAGATTACTTCCTAAATGACTTCCACCATACAAATCATTACGATAGAGGTAGAATAAATGTTATAAACACTAATGCTGCTGAGAGAAGACTTAACGCATCTGTATACTACTCAGAAACCTATGTTAGTACTGGTGCTATAAATGGTTTATCTAGTTTTAATTTAGCTAACACACCATACTTTGACTACAATAAGGACTTTGGTTCTATACAGTCTTTAAAAAATAAAGATAACGACCTAATCATATTCCACGAGAGTAAGGTAGGTAGAGTCCTTGTTAAACAGGATATACTAAACACTGCTTCAGGTGAGGGGTTAGTTTCTTTATCTAATGACGTTATAGGAAACTACGCTAAGCTTTACTCTGGTCAGTTTGGTTGTGGTTTAAACCCTGAATCTATTGTTAAGCATGGTCAGAAGTTTTACTTTGCTGACATAAAAAGAGGTGCTATACTTAGATTGTCTACAGATGGACTAACAGTTGTATCAGATTATGGGATGAAGGATTACTTTAGAGATATTGGTGAGATGTATATTAAATACAACCCTGATGAGATAACCTCTTCTGATTACAATTCAGATAAAGAGTCTACACCTTATTTACTTCTAGGTGGTTACGATCCTAAGTATGACGAGTATGTTATAACTATACCTTCTATCTCAGATGGAAGAAGCAATAGCACTGCTAATCCTAATCAAGCTAGTGGTTGGGGTAGTAGTATAAGTAGTTGGGATAATGTAACCTCTACAGCTAATGTTAGTGTTGACGATACTATATTTGATGCTGTTACTTTAGCTTTTAGTGAAGGAACTAACAGGTGGACTTCGTTCTACTCGTTTGTGCCTGAGTTCTACTCTAAGATTAACAAACAGTTTGTGAGTTTTAATCAGGGTAGGATTTATAGACACAACAACTCTGATGTTTACTCTAGAGGTTACAGTAACTTTAATAAATTTTATGGAAATCAAAACTTATCTTATATAGACTTTGTATTTAACGCAGAACCTTCTAGTGTTAAGACTTATAATGCTATAGGTATTGAAAGTGATACTAAATTTATTACAGGTTTGTTTACCAATATGGGTCAGTACTATGGTAACTACAGTGATGTAATTACTACAAGTATTGCGTTTAAGAAAGTTAAAGGTACTATCAGTAATGATAGCGATGACTCTAACGAGATAATAGGAAATAATACTAACTTCTATGAAGACGTATCTCCTGGTGATTTAATTAGAGTATTTGGTACGGATAAGAATGGATCTTATCTTAAAAAAGATTTCATAGTAAAGAAAGTTATTTCTAATAGTTTAATAAAAGTTAATGAACCTGTAAATCTTGAACTAAATAATAGTTACATGTTAGTTATAGACTATAAGTCTAAAGAAGGTATCCAATATTCTGAAATACCTTTTGCTGGATCTGGAATTGACTCCTTAAATGATAATGTTGATTTTGGAGATGGATCTGATATACAAGGTGTTGGTTCTGCTTCAGAGGTAATTACAAACGATAAGTCTCCATACGTTACATTAATTGGGGATAACTTTAATGTTGTTGACTTTAACAAACCTATATCTCCTGTTGATATGGTTTCTGGTGCTGAGTATGCTATACAAGAACTAGGTGATAATAATAGCTTTGATGTATCTTTATCATCTTCTAATCTATCTGCAGAGAGTAATGTTGTTGGGACTGTATTTACATCAAGCTTCCCTCAACAAACAACAGGTTTAGTTAAAGTTATTTCAACCAACTATAAACTTTATTACAAGAATAGTAGCGATAATAAAACTACGTTCTTAGGATATATATTCTCTTCTAGCCCAACAAAAATTGATTTCTTATCTAGCCCTGAGTATAACAACATTGATTTAACCAATGGGTTTTTATTTGTTGTTAAGAGTGGTAATATAGAAGGAGAGAGAATGAAGGGTAGTTACATGAGAGCTATACTTGCGACTAACTTAAATCAATCAAAGAGTAAGTTTAACTTGTATGCTGCAAATGCAGATGTAGACAAGAGTGAACTTAGCAATAGATAATAATAAAATAATTAGTATATTTGTAAAAATTTAATAACATGGCACGAAAGATAAAAGCTAAAGTATCATATAAAAAAAACAAGAACGCTCCTAAGGCTTTTGTCGGTGCTGCTACTGCAGCTATAGGTGGCATTAAAGCTATATACGGTGGTATACAAGCTGGTAAAGCTAAGAAAGCTGAAGCAGATTTTGATAAATCTAGATTAAAAGATGAGGTTAGTGCTGCAACTATTAAGACTGCAGACCAACCTATAGATCAAAACTATATAGAACAGATGCAAGGTCAGCAAGCTGCTGATAGAGCTTCTGCAATGGGTGCTTTATCTAAAGATCCTAGAAACGTTTTAGCTGGGGTGCAAGCCTTAGAATCTTCTGCTGCAAAGCAACGAACAGACCTTATGGGTATGCAACAACAAGCTAAGACTAGAGCTATGGAAAACCTAGCTAGAGAGCAGAATAGAGTTAAGCAGCAAGATATAAATGTTGCAGGGCAAGAGCTTTCAGGGATTGTAGGTCAGAAAGCTGCTGCAGAACAAAACATCTTTGGTGGTGTTGAAGATATTGCTAGTGGTGTAGGTGCTATGGCAAAAGAAGGTGCAGTAATAGATGCTGAAGAAGGTGGAGTAACTCCTGGAGAGTTTAGTCATAAAGACAACCCTATTGATATGGTTCAAGACGGTGAGAAGATTGGTGAGGCTACAGGTGGAGAACTTATACTACCTCCTGATGACGTTGAGGCTGTAAGGGCTGCGTTAAGCGAAGGAGACAAGGATGCTGCGTTTAAATTAATGGAGGATCTTGTAGCTAAGTATGATAAGAATGTTATAGAAGCTGAAGAGGAAGAAGCCCCTAAAGAAGAACCTGCCCCAATGATGAAACATGGTGGTTACCTAGAGAAGGTTAAAGCTCGTATGGGTGCTTACATGAAATCTAAATACTAAGACATGGCTCAAGAAGGTTTATTTTTTACAGGTACAGTTCTTAAGAACAATCGTAATCTTTTACAAGAGGAAGCTGTAAGACAACAGTTAGAAATGAGAAGAGAGCAGTTAGAGCTTCAAAAGCAAGCTGCTGCAGATAGAAGAAAAGAGGCTAGGAAGAAAAATCAACCTAGTCCTTTGTCGTTTGACTCCTCAAGTATGGGTCCTGAGATGGGTAGGATATTTCAGAATGATGTTTTGAATTATCAGAAAAACCTAGCAGGTTTGTCTGAGGGTATAATTAATCAAGATTCTGAAGCTATAAATCAAAGATATGATAGTGAAAGTGGATTGAAAACAGAAAAAGTTGTTTTTGATGAGGTTTGGAAAGAAGTATCTTCTAACAGAGAACTAGCTAGAGGAAATAATAGAGATTCTTTAGGGACTAATGAAGAAGGTGGTTATACTTTTGAGGATAATTATCAGTCATTTTTAGATGCTGTTGATCAAGGTGTAAACCCTTCAGATGCTTTAGAACAGTTTCCTATAAGTCAAGGTGCTATAAACGAGACTAAGTTTGAAAATCCTGCTAATGCATTATACTCTACAGAAGCTTCAAACAGAGAATATAAAGAGGAAAAGAATGGATATGAAGTTAAATACGTATCTAAAGCTCAGTTTGATAGAGTTGGTAAAAAGATAGTAGGTAAATTAACTCCAGACAAGAATGGTAATTGGGATGACCCTGCTTACAAAAAAATGTACTTAGGTCAAGAAGGTTTATTCACTGTTGATAATGTAGGTAATTTAAGTGGACCAGAAGCTTTTGCTATGGAGACTGAAGGTATTGGCTTAGAACCTGGAGACACAACGTTTACGGACAAGTTAGTTCCTGGGTCTGATACTTACGAACCTGAATTAGCTAATAATTATATACAATACCTTAAAGGTAAAATGGAATCTAGTGCTAGAAAAGATTATCCTGGTGTTAGAGGGTCTGTTGTTAGTAAAGGTGATGATAAAGATACAGGATTAAGTCCTGACGCTTCTAAGATTTTACTAGGAGATGCTGAAAAAACTAAATCATTTGGTGAGGTAAATATAAAATTCTCACCTAGTCAATATGATGACCTTACAAATGAAAATATAACTGTATCTTTGAGCCCTGAAGCTTTAATAGAAGGACAGGGAGCAGCTAGACTTGAAGAGTTTAATACTGCTCTACAAGTTTGGAACAGTGATAATACAGGAATGGATGCTCAGGGTAATATCATATACACAGGTATTACAGAATCTAATCAGCCTGTTGCTGCTGTAGAGTTTTCAGGACAAATGTATTTAATACCTTTAGCTAGTTTATCTTCCTCAGTTAAGAAGAGGATTAAGACTGCAGGTGGTACATCTTTAGATTTATTTAAGATAGCTGAGGGTGAAGTAACAACATCAACTCAAGGAGTAGGATCAAACTATAACAAACCGACATAATGAACGAAGAAGCATTAAAAGACGCTTATGGTCTGTTTACTAATACAGGCTATAATGGCACACAAGATGAATTTTATACTTTATTATCTGATAACGCTGAAGCTTTTGCAGACTCTTACGGTTTGTTTAAAGGTTCTGGATATAATGGTTCTGAAGATGATTATAAAGAGTTACTTGGGTTAAAAAAAAAAGACGTTTCAATATCTCCAAGTACATTACCTCAGAAGGATTCAGAGGATACTGCATTACAATTGGAGGCTTCTCAGCCTTCTTTGGAACAAGACGTTCAGTCTAGTCTAGAGGAGAGATTTTCTGGGTTTAAAGACCTTCCTGAAGATGAACAAAAAAGCTTAAGAAAGCAAGAGGAGTTACGACCATTCTTTGACGCTAACGGTTTAGACCTAGATGAAAAGCTTGACTTTGATAACAAAAGAAAAGCATTAGAAGAATCTGATAGAAAGAAAGAAGATGCTGATGAAGATCTAGGCTTTCTTGAGAAAATATATAAAAACATGACAAGTCCTGAAGAGATAGAGGACATGTTAGTTACAGAAGAAGACTCTGTAAACAATTACTTTTCACAAAACAGCGACAAAATCTTTGAAGCTGAAAAACAATACAATCAAGCTAAGGTAGAGCAGATAAAATCAAACTACCCTCCACAAGAAAGACTTGCTCAATTTCAAGCTGAAGGTATAGACTTAGGTTATATACCTATCAAAAACCTAAAGATTAACGGAGAAGAAGTTAGTATTAAGGATTTTGAAGCAAAGGCTTACGATCAAGAGTTTATAGACCAACTACAATCTGGTGAAGCGTCTATGGAAGTACTTGACACTCAGGATAATAAGGTTTTAAAAAATCTTAATTCCCTTTTAAATAGACAGATGGAATCTGGAGGACAATGGGGTGATATAGCTCAGTCGTTCTACGCTGGTGGTTTAGATATGCTTGTTGCTGGTCCTTTAGAATTACTTGAGGGAGTAGGTGCACAAGCAAGTCCTTACCAACAAACTATGTTTAAGTTACAGGGTGGATTCTTAGCAAATAAGGTTCATAAGTACGCTAACAGTCAGCGTGATAAAACTAGATTATACGAACAAAGCTCAATGAGTGAATCTTTACTTGAGGGTAATTATGGTAACGCTATGTTCCAGGCTGGTAATGCCTTAGCTGAGTCAGCACCATTGATACTAGGTATGTACGCTTCTGCCCCATTAGGATTGGCTGAGGGTGCTACACTTGGTTTTGCAGGTATATCAGCAGGGGGTCTTAAAGATATTGAACTTAGAGAACAAAGGCTTAAGGGTGAGATAGATATATCCGAAGGAATGTTATTAGCTAATGTTGCTCTTACTGGAGGGGCTGAGATGTTTTTTGAGAAATTCACATTAGATGGTATAAACGCTGGTAGAAAAATAGCTGGTTTAGGTAAGATGAAGCCAGCAGAGATAGCAGATAAATTTGTTAAAGGATTTTCAAAGCAAACTGCTATAGAAGGTTTATCAGAGGGTGCTACAGAGCTTAGTAATGCTATGACTGACTTATTTACTGGATCTGCAGAATATAAAGGTATAGAGGAAATTGCTGTAAGAATATCTGATGCTACTATTATAGGTGGTTTAATGGGTGGAGGAATGCATACTGCACCATACTTATACCAATCACTAAAGAAGTTTGAGATTTTAGATAAGAACATATCTACTGTCTTTACTATGGAGGATGGTTCTGTTAAGGAAATGAGTAGAGCTGAGGCTTTAAAGTTTGCTAAAGATCCAGAGGTTGCTGCTCAGATAAGAAGAGGTACTATCAACATGGAGGCTTCTATGAATGATGTAGCTAGACAGCAACTAGAAGAAATAATCTATGGTTACTACGCACCTGATGCTGTAGAATCTAGAGCAAGAATGTTCGATAAAGAGAAAGCTGTTCAGCAAGTTCTTAACAAAGTGGAGGCTTCTGAGGAGGTATCTACAGAGGACTTAAACGCTTTATCTGAAGCTATGGCTGAGATGGAGGTTGAGGGTAAAGAGTCTAAATATAATATATCTTCATCAACAAAATCCACTAGAGCTAGGGCTGCATCAATATTAAAGGATAAAGGAGTTGAGATAGTAAACGCTACTCAAACTCAAGACTTATCTAAATCTAACGTTACTGAAACTGTAAACGTTTCTAAGATAGAAACTCAAGAGCAGTATGATAGCGTCAAAGAACAAGTAAAAAATAAGAATAAGAAACCTAAGGTAGTAGTCTCAGAGAGTCAACAATCCATTACAGTTAATGGTGAGAGCGTACAAAGCTCAGAGGTTGTCCAAGGTAGCTTTAAAAATCTTAACGAGGCTAAGAATGCCATGAAGGACTTTGAGGCTGCTGACAAGGCATCTAAAGAAGAAGTGGTAGAACAAGAGTTTACTTCAGACGAGTTAGCAAACGACCAAGATACTGTTTATTCAGAAACTTACGAGACTACAGACGACGATGGTAATAAAGTATTAGTTACAATAAGCACTGCAAAAGATGGTAGACGTAAAGTACAAGTTGAAACATTCGATGAAAATGGAGAGTCTGTTGGCAAGTTTGATTTTGAGAAATATGGAAAAAATAATACTACCCCTAATGAAAGAATTGCAGATGTATTTGGTCTTGTAGAGGAAGGAGATGCAACACTTAAATTAGTTGAAACTAAAGAAGGCTTTGAGGCTAATTATAGTGAAAAGCAAATAGAAAACAGAAAGAAAAAACGTAGAGCTGAGAGACCTAAAAGCAATACAGATAGTGGCTTATTTCCTATTAATAACAAACTATTCTTACAGACTAAAAAAGAAGGTCTTGATGATATACCTAAAGAAGTTATAGATGGTAACGACTACCACGTACTAACTTCAGAAAAGGAGGGCTTAACTCAAGAGGAGAGAAACTCTAGAATGGAGAAGCTTAAGTCTATGTTAGATGCAGCAGATGCTACTTACTACACTGTTCAAGGTGTGTACAATGGAGTTGCTGAAGAGAGTCTTGTAGTCACAGGTATAGATAATGCTAAAGCTTTAGACTTAGGTAGACAATTTGGTCAAGAGTCTATATTTTCTGCTAAAGATGGTCTTATGTTTAGTAATGGATCTGTAGTTCCTTTAAAGAGTGGTAAACCACTTAAGGGGACTGATGCTAGAAAGATGGATGCCCTAACAATAATGAGTGTTGGTGGTAGAAAAATGTCTTTACATACAGGCTTAGACTGGAGTAATACTAGTCATGGTAAAAACTTTAACTCTGAGAACTTGCATAAGTTAGACGAGAAGAATGCAAATTATGATAGTGAACTATTTGAGGGTGTAACTGAAGATCGTAAGAGAGCTTTAGGTTTCGCTTTAAAATTCCTTAACTCTATTGGTGGTCTTAACGTTACAGTTATACGTAACAGTGAGGCTATGAAGGGACAAATGGAATCTTTAGGTATTGACGAGAAGATTGTTGAGTCAGGGAAAAGATCATCCTTCTTTAGGGGTTCTGACAAAACTATATACGTAAACCTTGAGACTGTTCAGGGTAACACTTTATTCCACGAGATTATTCACCCAATGGTTGACTTCATTAAGAAGACTGACCCAACTCTATATAAAAGAATAGAGGCTGAGGTGGCTGAGGGTAAAGTTAAAAGAAGAACTACAAAGGGTGGTCGTAAGATAAAAGGCTCTTACCTTGAGTGGGCTGAGACTAACTATGCTGATCTTTCTAGAGAAGGTCAGATAGAGGAGGCTTTTGCTGAGATGATGGGTGACGCTGCTTATGGTCACTTCAAGAATAAAGACTCTAGACTTAATAGACTTAGAGAGGTTATAAAGGCTATCTTAACTAAACTTGGTGTAACATCATTCCCTGAGAACGTTGAGGCTATAGACCTTAATACTATGTCTCTATCTGATATAAAAACAAACTTAGCTGAGGCTTTGGTTGATGGTAGAAAGGTTACTGTTGGAGGAGTAGAGTTTGAGGTTGGAGAAACTGACGCTGAGTCTAGATTCCAACTAGATGCTGTTGATAGAAGAACTCAGATACAATACACTTACGATGTAAACTCAAAGGTATTTGCTGAGATGGAAGCCGATGGGCGTATCACTAGTGGTAAGACCATACAAGACTTCAAAGGTAAGACAATGATGATACATTCTCCTGACGCAACATTTTCAGGGTCTGTTATTGATTCTGACGGAACAATTCTAGTAGAGGGGAAGGGTGGAATTTATTACACCATGAAATTCAACGAGGATGGTTACTTCTGGGCTTCTACTGATAACGCTGCCAATGGCATGGTTAAGCAACTTAACTCTATGTTAGAGGCTAATGGTGGCAAAATATACATGGCTCTTACTACAGCTAGGGAAAGTAAATTACTTTCTAATACAGCCATGTCCAGAGGTATGGTTAACTTATTCACCTCTAAAAACTTTATATCTAAGATAGGCTTAAATAAATCTGAGGTTTATAAAGCTTTAATTAAAGCATCTAACGAGGTTGGGCCTAAAGAGTTTGGATTGAAGTTGGGTATTGATTCTTATAGAGCAAGCTCTAAATTTGAAGAAGATATTCTTGAGAAGGTATGGGATAAGTTAGACAACAAGAAGAGTTCATTCAATGATAGAAAACTATTCACTGATAAATTCCTAACCTACGTTAAGGCTTCTATTGAGTCTGGAACAAGTAAGGTTAACTTTGTTAACTTCATCAAGACCACAATGGGCGATGATAGTTTAGTAGGATTTAATAAGCAAGGAGAGGCTAGTATTGGTAGTATGAAAAAGGCTTTAGTAAACGTACTTACAGAGCCAGAATTAAGAGGTGAAGAAGTAACTAATAAAGTATATGCTGTACTAGAAATTGACGGACCTGTAAAGGCTGTTAAGGATAATAGATACGAGAGTTATGGTACTGCTATAGCGTCTGAAGGTGGTAGTAAGGCTAAAATACATAGATTAGATAATAGAGAGTTTTGGTACGAGGTTGCTGAGGATCCTAAAACTAATGAGGTTATTGGTGATGCTAAAAGGGTTAGTGGATCTGGAAAGACAACCCTAACAAGGAATCAAATATTCCCACCTACAGCAGGAATATCAACTACTCCATTAAAAATATCTGAGAAGATTAGAATGCAGGTTCCTCAAGTAGAAGAGGTGCAGTGGCAAGAGTCTAAGATAGGTAGAGGTGATTTAGCTATCACTAATAGAAGAGAAGAGGTTAGAGAGGCTGCACAGGCTTATTTCGATGGAGAGATAAACCAACAGGAGTATTTAGATATAGTTCAGGAGAATAGCCCTATTAAGCCTATAACTCAATTTATAGACCCTGCTAGCCTAGAGGATATTGAAACTGCTGTAGGATCTAAGATCGAAGGTAGATTAGACGTTCCTATAGAAGAGGGTACTAAGGTTGGTTTACGATTAGACATTCCTGCTTACACAAATAAGAATATATGGGCTATCACCGTACACGAAGATGGTAGAGGTAAAGCTATGTCTTACACAAACGTTGCTAGGATAGACAATGTTGAGTTCATATCTAGTCCTAAAGTTGCTTTAGGTATAGCTAGAGGGAAGCTAAGTAAGTCTACCATTGCTAGAATGCTAGGTAATTGGAGTCCTATTGAGGGGGCTGATGCTAAAGCTAGAGGTGAAAATGCTAAACAAATAGTAGTTGATGTAATGAATGACCCTTCATGGTCTCAAGTTGGTATGAATCCATTTAGACACTCATACTTCTACGATAGGTTAGATGGTATGCCAGTTGTGGGTGCAGAACAAGTTGTTCAGATTGGTGGGTTAGTTTACGCTAAGAATGCTGAGAAGACTACTCCTTTTGATGAGAGGTTTGAAGACAAGAGAACTGGATTAAGATTCCAAATACCTGGAGATGAGGTAGCTATGGAGGCTGATGAAATGGGAACTGATCAAGGTGGTTTTTCTGATTTTACTTTAGATCAAATAGCTTCTGAAAACTATCAGGAGAGAACTCTAATGATTAAGGACATTCTAGAGAATGACGAAGTTCTTAAAGAGTATATAGAGACATCAACTGGTATTAGAGAATATGACGAAGAATCTATTATGCCTCCTATAATTGGAAGTGACAATAAAGTTATAGATGGATACAACAGGATTCACGATGCTTACCTAAAAGGCGAAGAGTCTATAAATGTATATCAAGGAATAAGTCCAGATATAAGGTTCCAGGCTCCTACATATGAGATGGAGTATACACCTAACGCTTTGGTGTCTTTGAATATGATAGATATTGATAAGGCTAACCCAACAGAGTGGATAAGTAGACTATCTAAAGGTGTTAAAGGTACATCAAAGGATATTGCTACTATGGGTCTAGAGGATATACTTAAGGCTTACCAAAAAGAGTCTAAGGTTAAGAGTATCCCTAAGGAGGTTGTAGCTCAATTGATTGCTACTAACATGGCTGATATAGAGACTAAGATTTTATCTAAGGATCCTGTAATTAACTACGATGATTATAACATAGGGTACGATGGTGACACTTATGGTATTACAACCCCTGAGGGTCTTTTATTAAACTCTGACGTAGAAGTAACGACAGAGGTAGAGGAGTTAAGTGATAACGAGAGAAAGAATATTATAGAGGAGGCACTAGATGGTTTACTCCCAGTATCTAGGTATTCTAAGGTAACCCTTCCTGGAGGAGAAAACTACAGAGAGTTCCTTATTAGGGATAAGTCTTCTGAGGATATATTCACTGCCCCTCACTACGATGAACTTGGAGAAAATCTTATAGCATCTGTTAGAGCTGACGATAGAGTTGGTCCTAATGGGGAGAAGATCCTCTTCGTTCAAGAGATACAGTCTGATTGGGTTCAAGGAACTAATAAGGGTAACTTTAAGACTAAGTATGAGGTTGAGGAATTAGAATCTAAGTTAAAAGCTCTTAGATTAGAAAACAGAGACTCTTTGCTTGAGAACGTTAAACCTGAAGATCGTGAATATATTATAAAAGAGCTAAGTAAAATGTATCCTGATGGTCAAGGAGCACCTTTACTAAACAAATTTAAAGAAGAGGTTGAAAGATTATCAAATCAATTGAAATACCTCAAACCATACCTCCCTTGGAATCAAACAGACCTATGGGTTGGGCTAGCTATCAGGAAAGTTATCAATCAAGCCTCTAAAGAGGGGTACGATCAGATAGCATTTGTTAATGGAGAGCAGTCTGATATTGTACAAGGTCATACTGGAGGGAATAAAGGTAGAACATCAGAGTTCTATAACAAGATAGTCCCTAAAAATATCAATAACGAACTTAAGAGGTTAGTTAAGGGGATGAAGTATGGTGTTGAAAATATAATAGATATTTCTAATGACCTAGCACTTAAATCTGATGAGTTCTTAGAGTCTAGAAACTACATAGAGACTATTGGAGATGTTGATGTTCACACATTTAACTTTAACCCCTTAAGAGCCTACAAACCCAAATTAAACGTTTCTAGCAGAGAAGATGGAAACACATACATAACAACTGAGTTTACAGACCCTAATACTGGAGAGTTATTTGAAAAAACTTACAATAAATTTGAGCAGTACAAAGACAGCTATGATAGCATTGAAAAGGTAAAAGATATGCCTATGGGTTATTTTTACAATCTAGCAAGTGCTAGTCTATTCAAATCTATTAACGATAAGTTTCCTTCTCCGAAAAAAGAATACCCTAACGCAGTAATAAACCTAACCTCAGAGCTTAAGGCTGCCACTGATAAGGTTGGGCCACTTAGGTTCCAAGCCCCTCAAGAGGAAGGAGAGTCTAACGTATACACTGATGGTTTAGTATCTATAGGTTGGGATATATCTAAGGCTATGCAGGATCTTAACTACATGTCAGGTACTTACCTTACTGGGTTTGTAGATCAAAAAGCATTTGACTCTAAAGATAAGCAACGTTACGATATTAAGTTAACAACTTTATTAGCTAAACCTTTTGGTACTCACTCTGATAAAGAAGTGAAGGAGATAATGGTTAGGAGTAGAGGTGCTCTAAACTCTGCAATCATAGAGGCTAACGAGGTTGGTAAAAGACTTAAGAAACTTAACGAAAAGTATAATTATACTGAAAAAGAGCTTAACGATTTATTACACGATCACAATAAAATAAAAGCCTTAGAGGATTCTGAAATTAAGAATGTTCTTATTGAGATGCGTATGGGAATTGATGCCTTAAGTAAGACTCTTATTGCTGAGGATCTTATAGCAGGTCAGACTATGTTTACAGTTGATAGTAACCTAGGATTATATGTAACTCAAGCGTACAAAAATTTCGAAGTTAAGGGTTGGGAACAAACAGACAACCTTATTATACAGAAGACTAAAGACTTCTTATACAGAGAAGCTAAGAAAGATAACCCTAAAGCTACAGAGAAGAGATTGACTGAGATAGTTGATGTTAATTACAGAAAACTAAACAGCGATAAAAACTTTGCGTACAACATTAAGAACGGTGGTTCTTTAGATGGACTTAGTAGGTTAACTTCTATCTTCAAGCAAAGAAAAGAAATACCTCAAGAGATTAAAGATTTCTGGGGTGAGATTGATGACCCTATATTTAACTACAACAATACAGTTAAGAAGGTCGCTCAGACTATAACTGCTGAGAGAATGTATAAAGATATTCTTGATATAGGTAATGGTAAGTTTATCTCCGACACTCAGACTCCAGATACATTTAATAAGCTTGTAGGAGCTAAATGGGGTAGCCTAGAAGGTAAGTTTGTAGACAACGAGATGTTCGCTGTGATGAATCAAATGTCTCCTGAAAAAGGAGAAGGTTTATTTAACTGGGTGTACGACTCTTACATGCAACTTGTACTTTTAAATAAGAAGACAAAGACTGTATGGAATCCTGGTACTCACGTTAAGAACATTGTAGGTAACACAGCATTCGCTACTATGAATGGTCATATAAATATGGATGTTGGTACTATGTATGAGGATGCTAAAGCATCTATTAAAGCAACTATGGGTTCTAGTAACGCTGAGTTAGATGTTATAAGAAAGAACCTTATAGAGAAAGGAGTGCTTAGTTCTTCTGCTTCCCTAGAGGAGATTAGAAATATATCTAAAGATTTAGGGGAGAGTGACTACGATATGTCTAAGTACCTAGACGAGAAAAGAGGTAAGATTGGTAAACTTATGGCTAAGACTGTAAGGTCTGTAGGTAAACCACTTAAATATCTTGATGATAAAGCAACTAGAGCATACCAAGCAGAGGATGATGTATGGAAGTTCTATGGTTTCTTATCTGAGAAGGCTAGATATATTGAGGCTGGTATTTCAGAGAAGGAAGCTGATGATATGGCTGCTAGGAATATAATCAACCTATACCCTAACTATAACGAGATACCTAGAATAATAAGAGTTATAGGTAGATCTCCTTTAGTAGGTTCATTCGTTGCGTTCCAGGCTGAATCATTCCGTAACGCTAAGAATGCTGTTAAGTTAGGGTTTGAAGAGATAGGCAGTAGTAACCCTGATATTAGAAAGATTGGAAGCAAAAGAATAGCTGGTACTATAGCTACAATGACTTTATTAGAAGGTCTTCAGCTATATACTATGCAGCTTATATCCCAATCTCTAGGGTTTGCTGGTGGAGACGAAGAAGAATCTGAAGAGAGAAGAATTAGAACTATGGTAGCTGAGTGGGATAGAGATGGTAGTTTAGCATACGTTGATAGTGGTGTCTTAGAGAGTAAGACTAATGAAAATCAGATGGAGAACGATAAGTACTTCGACTACATAAACTTCTCTAGCATATCTGGTGTAGGTCACATAAGAGATATTCTAAGACTTACATTTACAGATATAGATACTGAGGTGGGTGAGGAATCTGCTTATAGTATAATAAAGAAAATGTACGAACCTTTCTTAGGCGAGGAGATGACTTTAGCTGTATTCTTAGAGGCTTACGAAAATAAAGGTAATAAGATATACGAAAGAACAGACGATGGTGCAACAGCGACTCTTAAAATGATTGAGTACGTAGGTAAGAAGGTTGCTATGCCAGGACTAGGTAGAAACGTACAAAGAATAATGGAATCATTTGAACAAGACTCTGAAAGAGTTCCTACTTACGAAACATTAGCTTTATTTGGACTTAGAATCTCTAGGTCAAACGTTAATAAAACTATGTCTATAAACGCTAGGAATACCTACAACGATATGAGAAGTAGGTCTTCTGATAAGATTATAAGAGATAAAACTTTATTAATTAACGAGATGAAGAATAATCCTGACCTTGATAACGATCTAAACATAATAGCTGATCTTATGGCAGGGGCTAGACTTAACAAGGTTGCAGGTAGTGATACTAAGGCTATACTTAAAGGTATGGGGGTAAGTGATGTTGTTATAGACCTAGCTTACAATAGAATGCTTAAGAACTATAAGCAGGATGTGTTAAGTGTTGATGCGAAATAAAAATAAAAACACCTAATATTATTAATTTAATATGTATCTTTATAATGTTTTATGACTTTTTTGTTGTTTAGCGTTTTGGTTAATTGATGGGAGGGGTGGTTCCCTCCCTTTTTTTGTATATAATATGGAGATAGGAATACAGCTAATTCAGGGTATATTGTTTGGTCTTAGAACGTTTGAGTCAAACGAAGATATACCATACAACGAAGTCCAGCTATTTGCTGGACCTCTATGCATATATATTATATGGGATTAAGAATCTATACCGTATGGGCATATAACATTAAAATAAGTTTCGTCTAAATTTTTTATCTCAAGGGCTAATTCTTGCCACTTACTCTCACCTGCTTCTCTAGTCTTAAGATCCAATGGAGTCCCTGTACCCATGTTAGACCATATAATAGAATTTTCATTTAATAGCTTATCTACTTTTGACTTAACAGACTTGTTAGTGTAGTAGGGACTTGTACCATCTTTTCTTTGCTTCATAATTCTAGTATCCAGTTAATAATTTAAGTACGTCATCAATAGCTTTATGTCTATGGTTGTCTTCTAATATTACCTTGTAGACATGCTTACTATCTTTTATCTTATGAACGTCATCTATAGCTGAGTTAAGTTGCGATGCTAGATCTATCTGTTGATTATCTCCACAAAATATCATAACAGAATCTTTACCTAACCTACCTAATGCCATTCTTAATTGTGGCTTAGTTAAATTCTGAAACTCATCTATTATAACTACTGCGTGATCAAACGTTCGACCTCTAAAGTGAGCTAAAGAAACCAACTCAACTTCTTCATTCTCAACCATCTTTTGAATCTTCTCAGGCTTGTTATACACCTTACGCATATTCGACATGATGGGTACAAGCCAAGGCTCTAGCTTCTCCTTCTCATCACCAGGGAGGAAACCATTATCCTCTGTAGCTATAGTAGGTCTTGTAATGATAATCTTGTTGTACTGCCTCTTAAAGAACATATCTAAAGCTATTTGAACAGCTAGAAGCGTCTTACCAGAGCCAGCCTTTCCAACAATGAAATTGAATGCATGGTTTAGTATCTGCTCCTTAGCTATCTTTTGTTCCTCAGATAAGGTTATGTTAAACTTAACATTACCCTTTGGTGGTTGCTTCTTCTTGTTATCCATACTACGAACCACAGGCTTCACAGTCTTCGTCATCTATACTGCACGCATTAGGTTGTTCTTTTTCAGTTAAATCTACTATCCAAGAATCTAAAATATCTTGTTTTGATTCTTCAGCTCTCTTTGCAGAGTCTATGATGAAGTCATCTTTCTCGTTGTTGCTCATGATTTTTGTTTTTTAAAGGTTCCCCTATCTAGTATGGATTCTATTGTTGCGTTAACTTCTTTTTGATTCGATGGGATGTATACGTCTAAGTTTTGATCACTATCATGTAGGTATTTCAAAAACAATTTGAATCTCATACTAAATACTGGGGTTCTTAATCCTTTGGTTTCTATTATAAATCCTGCATCTAAGTTTATAAAGTCAGGTGTGTAAGATATGTTTCTTACGTTACCAGTCATCTCCTTAAATACTTTCTTTCCTTTAGTGGTTCCTTTATCCATAAGGAGACCCTCGAACTTGAATTTCTCTACAAGCTCGAAGGTCTTGCCCTCATACTCATGGGGGATTTTAGCTTTATTTAAGGCTCTATAGCAATACAACTCTAAGCCTGAGGCAAATGTAATTCCATCCTCAGTGTGTTTCTTAGCTTTAGTTATCTGCTTACCTTTTCTTCTCTTGTATCGCATGATGGGAATTTACGAAATAATTATTTCTTCCCTCGATTTCTAGCACGATTATTTTTCTGTGACTCTAAGACTGTACCTCCACCTTTAGTGTGAGATACATCCTTACCATCACCTTTCTTGCCTTTTTTCTTATTCATAGCGTTAAGAAAAGCCCTGTAAAGTTTCCTAGATAAGCTAGCACCATACTTAGCGTTATACTTATCCTTCTTCTTCTTAGCGTCAGGGTTGTCTTGATAGAACTTAGCACTCTTGCTATTCCCTACCTTAGTCCCTGCTAATTTATTTCTAGCCATATTATAATTATTTTATAACGTGCAAGATACAAATTATTTCTGTTCCTTTGGTTGGTCTACCATACCAAATATATACTTAGCTATCTTCTCTGTGTTATCCAACAAAGACTTAACGTTTTTAGATGTTGGTAGACTTGAGGCTAGTTCTACAGCCTTAGCTCTCATTTCGCAGTCAAACTTTAAGTACTTGTACTGCTGTTCTTGATCTTTCTGAATCTTGTTCATGTCTAAAATTTAATTATAGTTAGTAAATCTAAATCTATATAAAACAGGAGTTCCCTATCCCATATAGATCCTGGTCGTGGGTTCTTCATGCCACCCCACTCAACTGTGGCTTTAGTTATTTCCTTCATCCATATATAGCCTATACCATCGTTAAATCTCCAAGCTATACATAAAGGTAAGTCTCTAGTTAAGGCTTCTTTCTGGCAGTGTTGTATCTTTCGTACAGAAGTTCTAACCCTTTCTATATTACTCATATTAAGACTCATTGTCTTTACCTCACATAGAGATACAACCTTCATAGTCTTATTATCTATTATCTCTGCATCTACTGGAGCATACCTATCTAACTGCTTAAAGGTCAGATCTTTACCCTCTAGTAGTATACGAAGAGTTTCCTCTTCCCTTACTCTATCAGATTCTTTTTCAAACTTAGGCTCTTTCTTCATTTGACTTGCCTTTGACATTGTTGTTAAAATTCCACTCCATCTTAGCATCCATGTCCTCCTTCATTATTTGAAGAAGTATTAGATACCCAGTTAAGTCTAAAAGATCGTTGTCACTATGATAAACGTTGTTATTTTTTATTCTATTAAGTTTATCGTTTATCCTAGCTTGAATAGCGTATAAAGGCTCTACGTCAAATAACACACCCTTTTCAAAAACTGCGTTACCATATGCTTCATTCTTTTTTACTAACAAGTCTCTTATCTCGTCACACTTAGCTTTAATTTTTTCTTGCATCTCTTTTCTTTAATTGTTTATACTCTTTTTTCTTTTCGCAAGCACAACTTCGCTTACATGTATTCTGTACTTCATCCTTAGGTATCTGCTTAAAACCTTCAAGGTCATACCTCTCTTGATTGATATTCTTAGCATTCTTGAAATTATTCCAGCCATTTTTTATCTCTCTTATGATTAGTGAAATATGTTGTATCATCTCTTACCTCTTATGCGACCTCCTGGTCTTTTAATTATACCTCCAAGTCCATTGTACTCAGACACATCTTTCATGACTTCACCACAATTGCATATAGTTTCAGGATTTATAACCTCTCCATTAACTATTTTAATAGTGAACTTGGTAACCTCTACCTTGTTGTCACATTTCTCGCAATACATATCCATAGTAATTATTTTTTATTAGTAAATGCATTCATAATTACTGATAAAGATAACACAGTTGATATTATAATTATAATGTTTTGAATCATAATTGTTTCTTTATTATTTCAAAGCCAAGGGTAGAGTGACTTAAGCTCTACCTTTGACACTGACTTGCCTAACACCCCTGTTAGGACTTTTCAATTTATGCCCAACTCAAGTATGGTACTCACTTATAAGTCTTTGTAATGAGGCTTTTGTTTGTTATGATCTAAGATCTTTAACTTATCCCTCTTTATCTTTATAGTAATCTCACTCAGATTACAATCTTCTATCATCATACTAAAGTGAGTTAATACCTCGAATACAGATTTGTCTCGAAACTTAACGGACATAGGTTGTCCATTAGATTGCTTAGAGTTTAAGTCTGTTAAAGTTCCTTTGTAGTACATATATATTTTAGTAAACATCATGAGACATACATAGGTATCTATGACTCACAACTTTGGTTATCTTTATTTCTATACCAACCTTAGACTTGTGCTTGTAGCCTAAAGAGTTTAGGAATCTTTTGTTTTTCTCTAACTCTGAAGGCTTTAAGTCTGTAACGCAAGTCTCATGATTAGCTTCATTCCACTTCTTAGACTTAACCTCAATACCTTTACTCACCCTAATTGTCCTCCACTTATAGTATACTGTCGCATGGTGTATTTCTTTTCTCATACATCTCTTTTTCTTTAATAATATACAACTCCTCTTTAAGTTTACTATTCATAACTTTTAGCGATGTGATAGTGAATTTTAATTCAGATATAAGATCATCTTTAAATGATTTACTACTACCAATTTTTAACAAGACCTCATCATGAGATTTAGCATCTAACAAAAGATCTCTAACCATTTCATTCAATGCTTTAAATAGCTTAAGGTATTGCTTATCATGTACTAAACAATTATCGTGTAGCTTTCTATAGTGTATTACACTAGAGTGATGCTTCTTGAATATTGAACATATTACTCTTAAAGGAAAGGGAAAGTGTTTTAATATAATGTTAGATAAACAAGCGTTAGTCTCTACAATATTTCTTTCTCTCGTTCCAATACTCATAAACTCTACATTCCTATACTCGTAAGCAAACTCAAATAACTTTTGAATTATTATAGTTTCATCTTCGCTTATATTTAACTCATCAAAATGATTAGTTGCTTCTTCTATTGCGTTAGCTATTCCTATTTTCATATGTCTCTTATAATTTTATTAATAAACCAAAGTATAAATACACACCCTACTATAAAGTTAGATGTAGTCTCAAAATCCCACTCCATAACTTAGAAGGCTTGAGATGTTTCTACACCTTGAACTGGCTTATAGTCGTTACCATAATCAGTAGGGTCACTGAACCTAGTGTACTCCTTCTCAAACCTAAGAGGTAAAGTACCAGTACCTATATTCCTACCCTTAGCAAAGATAAGGTCAACCAATCCCTCTGTAGGGTTTCCATTATCATCCTGCATAATACCATAGTATTCTGGTCTGTATACAAGCATAACAATATCTGATGCCTGCTCTATCTCTCCACTCTCTCGAAGATCAGATAGCGTAGGTCTTGAACCCTCTCGTCTATCCACACCTCTACTAAGCTGAGATAACGCTACGATTGTTATGTTTAATTCCTTGGCTATGTTCTTAAGTTCACGAGCCACCAACGCTACCTCTTGCTCTCTAGAAT